AGTTCTTCAACCATGTCAGGCGATAAATATTTTTGGAACTGTTTCTTAATTTGTTCCTTGAGTTGATACGTAGTAAAGTATTTGTTAAAAGAAGCATGTCCAAAAATCAACAAGGAAGATAATGACGAGTAGAAAACATCGACTAAAATCAACTTCTCCATCCAAACGTAATACCCAATATAACCCTGCAGTCCAACGAGAGATAGACAAGTTATCCCCGAAAGAACTGTGGGAAGTCTGTAGACCATTCCCAGTATTGCTAGAGAAGAAAACAGAACAAGAACGATTTCTAGAAATTCAAGATAGTAGAATCGTTGTATTTGAAATCCTGTCAAGACGGTTTGGATTAGGTTCGCTTGTACTTCATGGGGATACATTGCTCCCATTGGGGTTGAAACTGGATTACTCAGACCTGAAGCAGTCAGACCCCATATAAGAATTTTGTCTGCAGGGATTTCGTCCACTGCACTGACACGTTCAAATTGGTTCCAAAATGCGATATTAAAGTCTGCATTTGGTTTAGTAGTAAGTGGTGGTAGTCTACCTATCCTAACCCATTCTACGCCAACTTCGGGTGTAATTTTTATATTATAGGACTGTTGACCATTCATAACTCTCAACGTTTCTAGTGCGAGAGAAGGATATATCTGTCCATTCGCCATGACAGCGAGTGGGACTGCACGTACTGTCCCGTCTATAGAAGGTGAAGCACTTACAGTACCTACACCATAAACCGCCTCCTGAAGCGGTTGTATGGGACTAGAGATACCCTCATAACTGTATAACCAGTTTGCAGGGTCACCTTTACCTAACTTTGCAATACCAATATATGGTGCACTTCCAGTATCTTTTTGATTCGTTGGTGACGCAGAAAGTAATGTAAGTCTACTTCCTAATGATTTTACAAGTTCTTTATCTTCACCGAATCTATCAGGTTGTGCAAATGTAGCGGTGAGAATTGAAGGGTTTGTTTCGGACGTTTGACCTATCATATCTGCCCATACACCTCTAGGGAATGGGAACTGTCCGTATTTTTCTAGTGTCTTTTCGTCTATGTCAACCAATACAATGTCGTCAACCTGTACTGGTTCTTTTTGTGTTTGTAAAAAATCGAAATAGTTGAGTCTGATTGACTCAAGCAGAAATGGGTCTGATATACGGAGACCTACTAGAAGAGCGATGGTTATTAAAACCGTCCACCATTTATACATAGATTTTACCTATAGAATATATGTGCGGATATTTGTACTGTCTCGTTTAAATGTTGACTCCAATAAGGTTGTATGTAGTAAGCATGATACCACATTGCACCTTCGGTTAAGTCAAAATACTGTCCGTCTAGTATTTCGTCTGCCAGTTTAACACTCTCCGCCCAAGTTTTACTGTCTTTTGGTTTGTCGGATTTACCGTCACAAAACCAAGAGAACTGACACATTCCTAATTTAGGAATTTTGTTACCTGTCCAAGAGGTTCTCCATTCTTTAGTTTGATAAATTACCCCACATACTGAGTCAGGAAATTTATCATGTTCTACACGATTTAGAACTACGTTTGCAACTGCAATCTTTCCTGCGAGAGGTTGATTACCTGCCTCAAAATATATGTTTTGAGCAAGACAATGAGTGTCCTGTTTTAGTTCTAAACTTTCCACTTTAGATGCACTAAAAAGAAGTGCAAAAAATACCAAGATATTAATTAGTTTCATAAACATAATTATACCTCAAGAGTTAGTTTTTTGTAAGAGGGTTTTTTATTTAGGGTTAATTACCCTGCGTAACGTTGATTGTACAACCACCTACAGTATAGCAGGAGTTGGTTATTACATACGATTGATTACTATTACCTTGTTGTATTAGGTTAAGATTAGTATGTTCGCTACCTGTTAATGTGATTCTTGAATTATGATTAGCGTTACCTTTTTGCATGATATCAACAGCACTATCGTCTGAATTACCATAGTAATATGTTTGACTGTAATGACTTCCAGTACCTTCTTGCCAATGTTCGTGTACTACATCGTCAACATGAATGTCTAAATTGTGTGTATGAGTTCCGTCTTGGTAGATATCAACGTCATTATTATTACCCCATATATGTCTACCATATGTCGCACCGTCATACTGGACTACGTTTTCAGTATTACCTGTACCGTCTACGTCACCACCCCATGATTTACCTGAACCCCAGTATGATACCCAACCAATGTAATTCCCTGCACCATTTTGTTGAAATGTGAATGAATTATTTTGGTGAGCAAAAGTAAAATTAACTTCGTTATCATACCCTATCTGAGTAATATTGATACTTGCATTGTCACCGTCAGCGACTTGTTCTATGTGAACATGGTTATGTTCTGGCCCACCAAATGCTTGAGCAGTAAAGAACAATAGCATAACTGCTATACCTAAATGCATTCCAGTTATTCTTGATTGTGTCTTGGGTCTTGCTGTTGTTTTATCCATTCGTCAATCCTTTTTTGTTGTTCTGCGATTGTTTCCGACTGATTCTTAATTTTCTTTTCTTGAAATCTAAGTCTTTGCTGTTGTTGTTTTTGGCTCATTAATTTTGTTGCGTAATTATAATATTGACTGAATTGTCTCCACCCATATTTATTACGCTCTCCTTTTCGTTAGTTACAGTTACTATTTGTGCCATTGCATCGATTGGCAGTTTTATACTTATGGTTCCATTTACCTCACGATAAAACGTAACCATTCCACTTCCTGTATCAACTATCGTATTATACTGCGTGTCTTTATCAAAACCTATAGCAGTACCTTCTATTCCAAAAGTATCAGCACCACTATCTGCAGTTCTTTGTATTCCTACCTTCCTATCTAGTTCTTCTACAATGTCAAGTAAGTCCTGTAGAAAATCAACGTCTAATAAGTCTATATCTAGTTCAGTGAATTCTAGTTCACCTTCACTATCTTTCAATGCGTCTGTATCTAAACCGTCAAACTCTAAAAAGTCTACGTCCAAGATACCACCGTCATCTGATTCTGTAGCAGATTCTTCTATGACCTTTGCGATATCCTTTGGTGGATTCACAATGAACATATTATTAATTAAGTTAGGTGTAATACCATTTATCACTACAGGTGTAGTTGGATATGAATTCAAAGTAGATACCATAGTAGCTTGGTATGCTTCTTCTAATACCACTTCTAAACCTGATTCATTACTAACTGTAATCGAACCTGATGCGTCACCGTTTGCGTCAGGCAAAAGTATAATGAGACTTCGCCCGAGTTCATCGATGGTTGTTGTGAAATCTGTGCCATTGATTGCTATGTTAGCAGTTGGCGTAGAAATCGCAATATTCGATTTATTCATTTTACCCAGTTTACCTGAGGCAAAACGTGCTGTACCCATTACCATTCTCATCGACATTTTCGACAAGTCAGGATTAGGGTCATAATAAACTTCGTCTATAAAGACCAAAGTATGTTCAGTTAATGCGAGTTCTTCTTTATCTAAAAACTCAATTAGCATTCTCCCATTACCAGTTTCTGCCTCGTCATAAAGATTTATTGGAGGCATTTCAGAAGAAGGTATTTTATTACCTTCTCTGATAATGTTAGCAATACCAGTCTGTTCAACTATGTCTCCTATCGTATCCGCAAAAGCAGGATACGACAGAAGCATAAGATTAATCAGAAGTGTCTTTTTGATTAATTGTAACTGTTGCATTATCAGAACTCAACTGTAGGTCAATCTTGCCTGGGCATGTTTTGTTTCCACATGACCCGCTTTGCATGATAACGTCCATGTTAATACTGTCACCTGTATGTACCACTTTTAATTCATGGTCAGATGCGTCTAACTGTTTCGTATCAATATTATTACTGTCACCAGTAACTTCCATTTCCCATTTTGCTTGGTCTGAATCTATGTCTATAAAGAAGTCGTTAGAATCCCCTACAAGCGTTAAGTCAAAATTCAAATAGTTAGCACTGGCGGCATAACCTTGGTCAAAATCCCAAGTGTTACTGTCACCTGTAACTGTTACATCAATATCTGAGTTATCAGCGTCACCAATGTAACCTATATTCCAATCAAAGACATTACTGTCACCAGTAAATGTCATATCAATGGCAGAACTATCTAGAATCGCAGGCCCAAATAACTGGTTGCTGTTCCCGATTTGGTCAAGATTAAATGTAATATTTGACCCTGTTAAAATCATATCAGTAGCAACCGAACCGTTTGCTATAGTTCCACCGAACTTATTTCCGTAACCTACTTGGTCGATAGTCAATGTAAGATTATCTCCCGATTGTTGCAAAAATATTTCGTTATCGTCATCAGCTATAAGAGGCATAACAGACACAGTAAACAATAAACCTAAACATAATTTTAGTTTATTCATTTTCATATTCGTCTTTTATCTCCTCGATGGAATGTCGTTCATTACTTCCATCTATGTTGTGAGGGTGTCTATGTCTTCCGTCTATTGTCCAGTATTTTCTATCGTGTCCTTGATAAATCATTTCTAGAACAGCAGCTTCAATAGCAGCCCTCGTTGCAAATGTCACCGACTCATTCTCTGTCACCCCGTCTTCAATTTCTATCAGTTGGGTATCCAAATCTACAAATTTAAATACGTCAAATCCCTGAGCGACACTTAGTACAGTCTTCTTGGTTTGAACGTTCATAAGAACTTCACCAGTCAATGTACTAACTGCTCTCAAAGAAACGACAATCGTATCTCTACGATAGGCAGTCGAGTGTCCTACGCCAAGCGTTCTCGCACCTCGGCCGCCAGTTTCCATGTTGGTATCATACCCTATAACTCCACCTTCGAGTATGATGCCAGCAAATAAAAGAGGTTGGATAGTTTCTTTTGATTCTCCTTCCTCTAAAAATTGTTCTCTTGTACTTCTGACTATTTGTCTTTCACGTACAAGATTATCTAATCCTTGTCTCTCAACTACACGGAACCATGTTCCACCACCTGCAGTTTTGAGTGCGTCTATCAACATTGCGGTAGCACCTTGAGTTACCGCTGTACTAAATGTTGCGACACCGTCTTGTCTTTTTCTTTGTCCTGTTAAATCTGCAAAACCATAAACAGCAACCACTGGCATAACCTCAGCGGCTGGTAAATCTAATAATAATGCATATGCTGGAAGTTTGATTGCTTCAGGTTCTTCGATACATTCCCCGTATTGATTCATTATCAGGGTTGTACATGAATCCTTCATATGCGGAATGCCCGCACAACTAGACAGTAAGAGTCCAAGCACTCCAACCAATAACAGATTTTTCACTAAAATCCCCCAGTACCAATAGGAATTTCAATAGTTGTGGTGCTTCCGTCTGCACCAACAATTGTCATTACAATCCAATCGTCACACAGTCCGTCTGCGTCACAGATTTCTTTCCTCTCGTAAGTTATTGTGTTACCTTCTAATGTAAATGTACCGTAGTTAGCTCCCTCTTCGTTAGAGAACATATTTTCAACTAATTGTTTTGACAGCTGAGCATATATACGTGATTCTAAATTTCTGATAAATTTTGCGAGAACAGTATTTTCTGCTTCTCTCTCAGCACGTTGGAGAGCTGCCCTGATGTCCTCAGCGATTTTATCAGTCCTAGATTTCTCTTGATTCTCAATTGTCAAATAATGAGCTGAAGTTCCGATGCCACTAAAAGAAGGCGATTTAAATTTGTGCACCAATTCATCTGCCTGCACCGAAGGTGACAGACTAACAATTGATATCACAAAGATAGATATTAGAACACCAAGTTCTAAATTATCTTTTAGTTTTTCTTTTCTCATTCTTCTTTACCTCTTCGAGAGCTTCTTTCTCTTCTGCGTCCTGTAAGAGTTCTTCTTGCTCTCGATATTCCAAGACAGTATTCACTTTCTCTTGAAGACGAATCATGTCTTGGTCAAGCATTCTCAGCTGGTCAGTTAATTTTATACTTGCAGTGAACATGCGTCCTAATGCAGGTTTAACTTCTACGGTAATGAACTTCCATACGTACCATATGAAGTAACCCATTCCAATCGCCATGACTACAGGGAAACCAAATTCCGCAATTAGTTTTGCTATTTCCCCCATAATATTAGTCTCGTCTGGCGTCTATAGTCCCGTCCTCTACAAAATTCTCTGCTCTAGCAATTCGGTCAATAGGTGGTGCTAACTTTAATGCGCTACTCACTAACAAATCTATCTTCATTATATCGTTGTTCATTACACGTGCCCTAGTTTCGAGCATGGATATGATGTTTTCAGTGGAACTTATCTGACTCAAAACTGATTCAAAAATGTATTTTAATGTCAGATAGATGAAGAAAGCCATCACTACCGCAGTTCCGATAGGGATACCAACTTCACTTAAAAATTGAAATATGTCCATGCAACTATTTATAGTTATGGACATTTAGGAATGTGTATTTAGGGCGATTTTTTTAACCGCCCTGAATACTTATTTTTTTCTAATTTGCTTGATAATCTCAGCTTTTGTTTTAGAAGGTGTGACAACTATATCGTTGTTTTCTGCAAACTCAATGAGTTCTTTCTTTGTGAACTTCATAAGTTTATTAGCAGTAGGTGCTTTGAACACCTTTTCTTCTTGCACTGGTGGTTTGCCCACTGCAGTGTCAACCCAACCGTACTTGTCGTTTAAAACAAATAGTACAGGTACTGCGATAATCAAGAGTATCAACCAAAATGTAGGTTCCATAATATTCTCCATTATATTTTAGAATTATTTATTACACTAATTTCTCTTCTTTTAAAAGAGTATAAATTCCATAAGCCAAAGCTGGCCAGGCCAAAAGTTTAACAATCGGTGCAGCTACTAGCACTAACACTGATATTGCTATAATCGTAGCACCGTCCCATGAAGTACGTTCTCCGATTCTTGCCTTTACCCAACTCATTACCAAATCTAGTTTTGCTTTTAACATAGATTCTCCCTATTTTTGAGACTCAAGTTCTTCAACTTTAGATTCGAGAGTCTCAAGTCTTTTTTTGAGCAGTGGATACTTTTCAAACCACCTCTGCTCTTGTTTGATGATATCTAATCCAATTTTATCTTCACACCATTTATCTATTTTCAATAGAGTCGGCATCATAAAGTTGAACGCTCCAGTTGTTGCCAACTTGAGCACAATACCTTTTAATATTGCTAATAAAAATCCAAACATGTAATGTATCCTCGTAGGGATATTTATCTATTCGGGTGCTTTATTATTACCAATATTGTATTTAGGTGTAAGAATCCACTCCTTTTTCTCTTTAAAAGGAATGATTTTAATCTGTGAAAGTGGTGCGGTAGGTTCTTTGATACGGTCAGGGTTAACTACTTTGAGTAGATTCCACTGCTGTAAAAGGTTAATAATAGTATTCCTTCTACCAATATCATTCTCGTCTAGGTTACTAGGTTTACCGTCCAGTATGAATAGTTCTTTGAAGTGGGTTATGTAATACTTCCCACGTTTGTGTAGGATATGGCAAGACTGATACAGTTCTTGTTCTTTACGTGACGCTACACCAATCCTAGTGAGAGTCTCACGTATCTTTAAAAAATCGTCTTTTTCGGGGAATGTAACTTCGATTAAGTCTTTGACTTCATTCTCATAACTTTCCATTATCCTTGCCACCTTTTATCATTCTTTTTTTCAACTCACGAACCTGCTTATCAGTAAGAACTTCCAAATATTCTTTTGCTTTTAAGGTACTTACTTGATAATAGTCCTTGATAGTATCTAACTTTTTACTAATATAGGGTTTAGACCAAGTTGAAAATCTTTGTCTTTTCCTTAGTATATTTAGATAAAAAAGGTATTGAAGGCGGTTATCTACACCATGACGTATGTTCATTTCGTTTGCAAAGTAAACTGCGTCTTGGTGATAGGATAATGCTTTATTAGTTATGAATGGTGCATACTGCTTCTCAGCAATATCGTCCACCATAATATCTTTTTTGGTATGGGATACAGATTTAACAAAATCAAATGGGTTAGTTTTTTTCATGTACTTCTTCTATAGGAATCTACAAGGTCTTGACCTTTTAATTCTTCTCCAAATTTGTATACCACTTTTCCATTTTGTTCTCTTATGGTCACGCCACTATTATATGTAGTATCAGTAACATGACCTTTGTCGAGAAACTTTTTAGAGTCTGCAGTTTCATAGTACATGGAATACAACCTGTGTATTTGTAAGGTGTGTATTCCTTTCGCCCACTCTTCTGCTTCGAGAAGTTCTCGTTGGCGCTGTACTACTTCGTCAAACTCACTCACGCAACAAATTCATCTCCCTCGTCCCATGAACAACCAGTAAGTCCACCTGCTTGTAAAGCTTTTAATGTTCTTACTACTTCGTCTGCATTTCTACCTGTATCCAATGCGTTACATTGTACAGATTGAATTACATTGTCAGGGTCGACAATGAATGTTGCACGAAGACATACGCCTTCGTTGAAATCAACGATTCCTAATTCGGTGGACAATGTTAATCCACAATCCGCAAGTAAGGTATGTTTGATATCCCTGATACCACCGTTTACTTCTTTCCATGCGTGTTTGCAGAATTCATTATCTCCACTGAACCCAACTACCGTTGCACCTGCTTCAACCACTTT